CTGATTCATCTGTCGCTTTAGAGGGATCGCTGATGCAATCTTACCAGACATTTGTTCAGCCCATTTACTACCTCTATAACCAAGCTCCCACTTGCGGGGCGAGAGCATGGCTTGGCCCAAATCGTCAAGGTCCCGGAAACCCAATGCTCGTACTGGTTCGAGTATTTCTCCCCAGTATTCATCAAAGGTATGGCGGACATTTTTGGTGCCTTTTTTCCCTTTTACAAACAGAGCATCACCAAGAACCGTTTTCCCATGCTCTGACCAGAGTACATACTGGTCTGTGGCAAAGTTACGGACAGGAAAACCGGGGACCAAACCCAGATGCAGGTATCTGGCTGCCCACCCCTGAACCTTGGACCAAGGTTTAAGGAATTTCTGTAACTTGGTTGGGTCACCGCCAGCCACACTGTGGGCTGAATCCGCTATAAGGTTTACTAGCTCCTCGTGTGCCGCGGCCCGTGTCTTCCTTGACGCACCCGCACTGAAGTCAGCCCCTTTATCTATCAAGTCCACGATCCGCTTGATTGATCTCTCTCTACCTATCCCACCTCTCGTAAGAAGGTTACGGCCGACAGCACGAGCCAGTAGCGCCGCCTGGCTTGCTAGCTCATTCACCGATGTGACGCCTTTAATAATATTATCGGGGTCAAGCATGGCCTCAAACGCATTGGCTTTTCGTGGCCTTAACCCAAAGGAGCGTAGGACTTTGATAGCATCGTCGGCAAGTTCTGCAATGTCCATATCCCAAAGTGCCTCAAAAAGTTCGCCCGCCTCTTCGCCAGAACCCGCCCTATTGCGCATATTTATATAGAAAGTAGCGGTTTCTTGGGTTGCTAGAGCGGAGCGGGCCTCAGGTGCCAGTGTCGCCGCCCCCTTGATGCCTGGTATTCCCATGCGTCTTATATTCTTTATTGTCTTTGGTTCTAAGAAACCCTCGCCCGTTTTTAGTGCTGTTACTACGTCATCCACTGACTGACCTGTGGGCCGTAACCATCGTTGTGCCATATCTTTAGCGTATTTAGCAGCACGGTTTACCTTATTAACCAAGGTTACTCCATAAAGGGGATCCCACTTGTTCCCCGCAAAGATAAGGGGAATCTGCCCCCACCAAGGCATTTTGAAATACTGCTCCTCACCTTTCTCTAGTGCCTCACCCGTTCCTATACTGGAATAGTCCCACTTATTCATCGGTTCGAGTTTGTAGCCTATCGGCATTGTTCCGGTCGCGGCTAACCATGCTCTCGCCCTATTTGCCTTAGTTTCGTCTACTCCCTTTTCTATGATCTGACGTTCCAGTGAGTCTTTCTGATTGGCCTCAGCTACATAAAGCGCAGCCCCAACGTGCGTAGCCACACCTTTTTCCCAAGGTGCCGCTAAACCGTGTAGTACGCTCTTAAGGACACCGGGTGTCAAATGCCGGATAAACGACCAATTGCGTAATGCCCTTTCACCCATTGTCTGGTCGGGTTCTGTTACTTGGTCCAACGCTTCTGCAAACTTTTCCCCCAGTGACCGTTTTTCTCTCTCGGCCATATATTCTTGGTACGCAGGTGATTCTCGTTCTGTACCGGCATAAGCCTTTAGTGCCGCCTCCTGGTCTGGAGTCGTATCTTCTATGTCAAAGGCTCTCTTCAAATGGTCTGTTGTCCGGTCGAGGTCGGCGTCGATACCCTTGGAAAAATACTCATCTATGGGTTCTGCTATTGCGAAAGCTCCACCTTTCGTAAGCATAGTTCCCACAGCAGGCTTTATCCCCGCCCCCCCCGGCAACAACAACATAGGAGCTGCAGCCGCAATACGGGGCGCCATCTTAATCGCAGTCCCGACGATTGGGCCATACCTCTCCGGTGCTGTCTCAAATGCTTGGATGACATCTCTTACTGGTACTGGTGCCGCTCCTGGCCCTATCCCTCGATATGAGTCCTCCGTAGGTCGGCCTGCGCCAAAGAATGCTTCTCTCCAGGCGCCTAGGCGCTCACGGGGGGTAGTGGCTGAGAACTGGCCTTTGGTGAGACCATAGACGCCTACGGGTTCAGGTTGCTGTGCCACCACCCTCGGCGTTACTGCCCTTGGTGTAGTCAAGGGCAACCTTGTCGAACTAACGTCGGGCCTGACACCGCCTTCCCGCAAAAACTGTGCTATGTTGCTTTCGGGCGCACGCCGAACGGGGAGCTGCCTAACTGGCGCACGGGGTGGGGCAGGATCTCTGCCTGTCCTGCGCCGGAACGCCGTGGCTACCTGACTGGGTGGTTGATGCGGATAACTAGGTGCAGGGGTAACCTTCACACTAGGTGGTGCCTGCGCAGCTCTGGCCTTCGCTAGTATTTCTTTTAGCCAGTCTGCGACCTCGTCGTGAAAAGGCATTTATTACGGTGCTACTGCGCCTGGAAACAATGTGGGAGCGCTGTAACCCATCTTACCCATCAACCATCTTATCCACTGTTGCATGATCGGGTCACTCAACGTATTAAAATCAGCGTCTGTGAAAGCTGCTGGACCTTCCTGACCTTCTGGCCTCTGCCAGCTAGTCTCGCCATACTCGCGAAAAACTCCCTGCGGTGTGTAGCCAAGCCCCGCCAGCCATGACCGCAGCCGGTCACGGGTGCCAGCGGGTGCGGATGACGCTAGTGCGCCAAGTCCCGCATCGGCTAAGTCAATAAAGGGGTCTGAAGGCGTCGGGTCACCCGCAAAGCTCGGTTCACCCGTGATTATATTCGCTGCTGGATACGTCCCTGTTTCGGCAGGAGGTATGCCACCAGTATACTGTTGTCCATAATAGTCAGGGTTATAGTAGTCAGGATTATAGTAGTCTTGAGTATATGTACCCTGCCCAAAGGTGCCGCCACCCATACCCAAGTAGTCCATTATCTGTTGCTGCTGCTCTGCTTGCCGTCGCGTTTCCTCTTCGATATACATTTTGTTCGCCATGTCGAATTCAGACGGCGTGTAGTAGCCCTGTGGGCCACCTAGATGTGGCAATTGCGCTTGGCGGGCTGCGTACCATTCTTGTTGACGTCGGGCAAGGTCGGCTGGTGTTTGACCACCACCCATTCCATAAGCAGTAAGTGCGCCTGTATCCGGAATGTAGGGCAGGTCACCTGCTGCGGGGTCAACGTAGCCGAAGCGACGTGACCATTCCATCCCACCAACGGGTTCGATTAGATGCTGTCTGGCTTGCACGTAGGCGGGATCGAGTACCTTGTTGCCGTACTCGTCCACCATCGGGAACACCGCACCACCGGGTGTGAACTGGATGTAGCCAGGCATGGGCGAACTCCACAGCGCCGAATTAGCACTTGGGTCAGTCGGTGCTACGGGGCCGCCGCCACCGCCACCGCCACCGCCACCAGAAGGCTTGTTCGGCGGCCAAACCTTCTCGCGAAATATGCCCTTTTGTTCCTCTAGCGCACGCTGCCCGCTGTATCCTAGCTGCCTAGCCATATCTTCTTCAAGAGAAGGAAGCCCTTGGTTACCTAGCGCCCACTTCTCGCGCCATGGGTCTTTTTCTTCAAATATACCGCGCTGTTCCTGAGCGCCACCAATGTCCTGAAACCATTGGCCTGCACGCGCTGCCTCCCACTTGGATTGATCGCCCCCAAACATTCTCTGTATTTCGTCGCTTTGTCCTCCAAAGGTTTGACCTTCTCCGTATGGATCCCTATAAGGACTGCCGTTTGTCATTTTCTCTTCTCCTAGCTAGGTGGTCGCCCGTAGGCGGCGCGTCTATTCTGGTACTGCTCCAATTCTGGTAGTTCCGGTACTACGTCCTCTGGGGACATGCCCATCTGTGTCGGCATCACTTCCGGCCTTACGCCGGGTGGTTCACCGCCGTTCTGCGGTAATGGTTGTGGTCCTTGCTCGGCTGCTGCCATCATCTGTGGTAGTTGGCCGCCTTGCCCCATCATCTCTGCCATTCTCTGCTTCACCATCACGTCCACCAGTTGCTGTATCTGTTCTGGGGACATACTCGGCAGGTTCTCCGGGTTAGTCCGTTTCTCGGCTAATTTTACCACTTCTTTGTTTTCCGTGAGCCATTCCTGCTCCGCTGCCTGTACACTGGTCTGCGCGATTTCCTTAGACTGTGCCGGAAGCAGTTGTTCTCTAATCCTCTGATTAATCAGGTCTGGATGCTCGAACTCCAGCATCTCCAGGATGGTCTGGTCATCCACCAGCGGTTTACCGTCCACGCCCGGTGCGCGGTATGCCTGTGCTAGTTGTGCCTTCACCATCCTGTCCTGCGGCAGTTCAGGCGTAATGGTCACGGCAACGTGGTTACGTCCGTCCACGTCGTCGGGCTTGATGTCAATCAGCATGGACTTACGCGAACTCGCGCCATACACCTTGGCCGCGTCTCCTGCTGGAACCATGAGGTTTACACCTTCCATCAGGCCAAACTTCTCAATCAGTTGCAATTTATGTGAGAAGTCCCATCCCATCGCTAGTTCGAGGTTGGTCTTCTTGTCGTGGATCTTGTCCAGTATCTGTGATAAGACCTGCGAAACGGCAAAGCCGGACTGCAAACTGCTCGGTTCCGCACCCCAGGCTATCTCAGGGATACCGCCTAGTTGCTCGTCTGCCTTGAGCCAGCCCATCAACTGGGCAAGCACTGCGGCGTTGGGTGATGGCTGAATGACCGTCACCTTAGCATCCGGGGGTATATGGGTTTCCACTCCAGGCATACCGGAGTCGAGAATAACGGCCTGGCCTGTTGCAGACTGCACCAACACCTTGGGCCAATAAAATAGGTCTACGCCTGTAGCCAGTTTGGAGGCTGCGGCGTACTGTTGTTTGAGACTGTCCATGATCGGCCCAAGCACGGAGTTGTATGCCCAGCGCATATCCGCTAAGGGCGTATCCATGCAGTGTGCCTCGCAAATGGGAACGAAGCCGTAGTCGTGGCGGTTCACCCAGACGAGCTGCTCATCCACAAGCAGAGCGTGCCATTCCTTGTCCCAGTATTCGACGACCGGCACCTTCTGGTTCTCGTCGTCGGGTAATTCGGGCATCTTGCGCTTCTTACTACCCGAAAGCTCGCTCAATTCCGCGCTAATGTCCCAGACATAACGCTTGTATTCCTTCGTGTACCAGCCCACTCCGTTCTCGCCCCACACGCTGAATACCATGTTCGGGTCCGTAACGATGGTGCGGATGGGCATGGAATCGCTCCCCAGACGGTTCACATCGAAGCGGGTTTCGATCACTCCCCTGCCCCTGAGCAGATACCAGTAGACGAACTTGCGCCACGGGTTCTGCTTTGTCTCCATCATGTACTGGCGCTGGTAACCGAGTAGCCAGTTCTCCAGCTTGGTGCAAGCCTTTTGCTCCTGTTCACCAGTGCTTCGCGGTATCACCTGCACCTTGGTAGTTGCCCGTACATTCAGCAGGGTAAGGAACTTCTCCAATATCGCCCTTGCTCTGGCAGGCTTTAGCTGGGTTGCCCTG